GCCATAAGTACCAACAGTACCGTCAAAATCGACAGAATAACCAATCTCAACTCCTGGGTTCTTGAAACCACACTTGATCCACTTACCACCCACCTTGATGGAATAAGTGGGCTTAACTCCAAACTTGGTATTAACTTCCTTAATACCAATCTCTTCAACAATACCGGCCATCATAGTCATAGGTCGAGTTCCTTCAGTTTATTAGCTTGATACCATTTTCTAGCATACTCATTTCTATTGGGACGTTTCCCGCCACCTTTCCACATTACATGGTTTTCTCCTTTTGGTTGCCTTCCCTTTAATCTCTTGTCTGTCATGTTGTCTTGTTGTGTTCCCAAAAACAAATGTTCGGGATTAACACAAGGAGCATTATCACAAGAATGCAGAACATAAAATAACCCAGGATCACCAACAAAGGTTTTATAAGAAAACCTGTGGGCTCTAGTTAATTTACCTTCTACATAAAACTGACCATATCCCAAGGGAGGCACTTTTGAACCAATCCAATTCCAACAACCTGTGTCTGGATTAACTATATATTTTTTTCTGAATCTCTCCAAAATCATATTTTTATTTCTACCATGTCAAACCAATTATCACCCGCAGAGACACTTGCATTGAGCTTCAGTGCTAGTGGGTGTCCGAATGTGTGTTCAAAGTAAACGTGTGTTTGTTCCAATACCTCCTTGATTGAAGTTACGAATTCATCATAAGCCATAGAATCAACATCAAACAGAACTGAATCGTGAATGGTGTTAATCATCTTGACGTCGATATTATCCTTGTATTTATCCCAGATAACACCAAGCATCATGGGAACAATATCTCCAGTAGCCAATCCTTGAACCGGATAGTTCTTCATTTCTGTTGGACTGAAAGAGTAGGTTCTCTTGGACCATTCGTAGGAATTGTAGTACTCCTGGAAATAGAACCTTCTTCCTGTTTCTGTTTGGTAGATAGCTGTTCTGTAAGCCGTCTTGGTTCCGTATGGGTCTGTATCGTGGGTTGCTTTGAGATCTATGATACCAGCAAAGGCTTCTTGCCAATGCTTGACCATAGGATAGCGATCATAGAAAGTATCAATGAACAACTTGGCTTCATCCAGGGAGCAACCAGCTTGCTTGCTGATAGCTTTAGCACCAGCACCATAGACCAATTGGAATGTCCTTGACTTGAATGGCTTACGTTCTTCCTTGGTAGGTTCCCTACCGAACATGCTCTTGTACAAGGCACTGTGGATGTCAATACCACCTTCGATGTCACTGATAAGCCTGCTGTCTCTTGACAGGTGAGCTAGAGCAACAATCTCCAACTGCTTGAAGTCAACTTCGACAAGCTTACCATCTGCCCATCTTGAAGTAAAGATCTTCTTGATAGGGTTGTTACTAATATTCTGGAGATTGGGATTGGTTGATGACAGTCTTCCTGTGATTGTTGCTGTGTGGTTTAGTTTGCCGTGTATTTTGTTCCCAATTAGATGCTTAGACAGACCTTGGACATAGGTTGTTAGTTGTTTGGATACTTCTCTGTATTTGAGTAGTTCCTTGGTTATTGTCTTGATCTTTCCATCAGTAATATTATCCAGTATGTCTTTCAATACTGAATCATCTACTGATATCTGACCAGTTTTACTAGTTTTCTCAGCATCAGGAACATATGCAATACTTGACGGAATACGCACTATTTTGTCTACAGTTTTGTACTTGATCTTTCCATTCTTGTAGACACCAGCTTCTTCCTTTACCTTGACTTTCTTTTCTCCTCCAAAGAAGAATTGGCTCCATTGCTTTGGACTATTAATATCTTCTACATGATCTTTTACCAGATCTTCTAGATCTAGTTTGGATGCCACATACTCGTTAACTACCTCAACAGTATATTTATTTAGAGCTTTTGTATCTACATGAATACCTCTGAACATCATCTCAGTAGTAGCTTGTAGAGCTTTCATCTGAGATTGAATTAGTTTTAGTTGTCCATTAACCATTGCTTGTTTATATTGTTCTGTAGCAATAGCTCTTGTTACTAGTAAATCATTCCTTAGATAATCTTCAAGGATATCCATAGGTACTTTATCAGCACCCATACCTGCTTTGAAGTATTCAGTTACTTTGCTGTCTTTGGTTGGTTGTTTATATTTAACACACAACTCATCAAGACTAGAGAATTTAGATCTCTGAGCAGTAAGAATATACTCAGCTAATTGAGTATCCCATATTGTTTGTTGTTGTAATATATATCTTAGATCTAAACTTGTTTTATACAAATACATCAGATCAAAAGATACATTGTGTCCACAGAATATTGGTTTTGTGATTGATGCTGTAGTTATTACTTTTAGGTAATCCTCTTTATTACTTAAAAAGCCAACTCCTTCATCATGTATAGTAATACCCATTAGAACAATCTTATTATCTGGGTGCATAGGATGGGATAAACCAACATCCTCATTACCATTCATGGTTGTTTCTACGTCAATAGCAACAAATCTAGGAATGGATTTCATTCCACACCTTTCAAGAAAAGATTGTGAATAAGTATTCTGTGTTCTTTGCTTTTTACATTAAGTTCTTTACATATACGAGCAGCCTCACAAAACCTTTCAAAGAAACCCCGGCTCTCAGTAACAATGAGATTGACTTCTTCTCTCCTAAAGGATTCAAATCTCTTGTCTAGTTTCTCGTAGCCTAGATCTGGTACAAATCCGCATATATCAAGAGATATTCTCAGAACAGGGAAGTCATTTGTAAGAATCAATATATCCAAATCAGTATCAGTGGGAGGGGGATTGCAGGTTTCTCTACTACCCACAAATCTATAATCAAGCACAACCCCATCAAAAGGTCTGACTATCTCTATGGAAGCAAGGAGTAAATCTTTCCCATATATTTCTTTTGTATAACCTGGGGGGAGTTTTTTATAAACAGCTTCATATTCTTCTGCTGTTAACGAGAGTTTTATAGGACCACAAGGATCAGTAAAACCACTTCCAAAACATTCTTTTGCAAATATATCTCTCGGATCAACAAAATGGGGGCTCATTCAAACCTCGCATGGGTTGGATTGATAGTGACAAGATACTGCCCATGTCTCTCGGATTCTTCTTGATGGGGACCACCACCAGGAAGCTTGTTCTTGGGGATGTTGATTGTACGCAACATCTCTTCCTCTGGGCCTTTGGGCTCTTTGTATTTGCCTATCGTTACCACGGCATCGGCTTCACCTGGTTTATCGGTCCTAGAGCCTCTAAGAGCGTCTAGACCTATGAATGGAGGATCTCGTAGGTCCACTGCTGAAGCACTTAGCTGAGAAGCTGCTATGACAGGTCCGTAGCTACGAGCTAGCTCTCTAGCCCACTTGTACAGCTTACCCAGCATGATGTGTTCTGGTTCATCGGTTCTGAATCCCTGGACCTTATCAAGCTGGTCAAAGATGATGAGACCTGGATTAACCTCTTTGAAGAGGGTTTCCAGATCCTTAATGTTATTAGTATCACGAGTAACTCGGATCTTGTTCTTGTCTCCACCCATCAATGTGGTGTAAGCCAGCATAGCTGCTTCTGAGTCTTTTATAAGACTTGGAGAATCCATACCCAAAGCAGCCTGGACAATACGAAAGAACACTACCGAAGATTCTTCTTCGTTGTTAATCCACACCACGGGGCGATCAGCGGGAAGCTGGGGAGCTATGTAGCTGGCTTCACTAGCCAGAAAGGTTGTCTTGCCTACTTCTACTCTAGCAGCAACGATAATGAAGTTGCCAGTGCGTAGAGGACCCAGACTGCGATTGAGGGCTGGTAAGCGCCATTCGTAGCCGCTACTGCTGATTCGACTAGCAATAGCACTAAGATCAGCATCGACAAATAGATCATCTTTTTCAATGTATCTCTCCACAGCCTTGAGGGCATTGACAGACAGGATGTTGACATGCTCGATGTCGCTAGAACCGTCCTTGACCTTCTCACACTCTTCCATGATCTGAGCCACATAATCTAGCTCGATAAGACCTTTGAGGATCTCATCGTGGCCCCTATGCGGCTTGAAGTCTTTGGCCTTGACCAAGGACATCTTGAGCTTGACCAGGGAGTCTTCAGCCAATCTCTTGGCTTGCTCTGCAATCAGAATGTCTGAGCAGATATCCCAGTCAAGCTTTCCTTCAGGATACAGCTTGTAATACTTCTCCATCCCTTCCAGGATGAGTGCTGTCTCCTTGGCTATGACATGGGGCTTGATGTGTTTCTTATACTTAAGTAGGTTCTCTCTGTTTTCTGCACATATGTTCAGGATTGAATAGTCCAATTGAATTCCTCTAGCTCTTTGGGAGTTAGTTCTTTGGGTTCTTTGTTGAGGGATACGTTGCTGATTTTTGTTGTCGTTGGCAAGAAGAACCGTAGCTTGTTGGCTACCTTCTTGGCTCCTGTTATACCAGCCAAATCAGGATCTAACCAGACCCTGATTTCTTCGTATCCGCCTTCCTCGATCTGTCGCAAAGTTTTATCCGACAAAGACGTTCTTAGTAACGCCAATGAGTTGACTTTGCAATCCCGGAATAACCTGTAAGCACTCAAGTAATCCTCTGTAATACAAAGGATTTTGCTACTTCTGTGGTTAAACCAACTGCTACTTCCATTACCTGTAGTGATATAGCAGGTAACGTATTTAGGATTGGGATTGTGTTCCAGGTTTCTAATCTGGTAGCCAATGTTATTGTTGTTGTTATCAAACAACAGTAAAGCTAACTGGAGAGGCTTCCCAACAATACCCTTGAAAGCACCACATTCTTCGGGGTCAATGTGGTGTTTCTTCAGCCACGCAGTGCCGTATAGCGAGGAAATGGTTAGTTCGGGAAGCTTGGCCACTACTGGCGTAGCAGGAGCAGCCTTTCTCAGCCAAGCTGAGAGTTTCTCTTTCTTCTGGATATCCCGAACATAACCATTCTCCGAGCAGTTGTGACAAAAGGCCACAAGACCACTCGGAGTTCTTTTGATGTATAGACGCCTGCGATGATCCTCCCCAGCAGTACAACCTTCGTGGTTAACCCTGACTTGCTCCCCCATTGCTAGAGGAGCATTCCTGAGAATCAGCTTTTCGGAGATCATGTTGATGCGCCATAGATCTTGGTGAAGAGTTCGTCAGCAACCTTCTTCTGGGTGTCATTCAACTTGTTAAGATAAACCAAGTTAAACGATTCCCGAAGAGACAATCCCATATCCAGCTTGCGGCAGATACCCAAGAGGGTACGGGGACTCATGGTGAGAGTAAATTGTCCTGACTTGTAGCCTTGACGAATCAGGTTAGCCAGCTTGACCAGTTCTTTGGTTGCAGCCTTGGTAATGATCTTGCCACACTTCTTCAAGATCATTTCTTCTTCCACCTTGGGAGGCAGATAGTCTACAAAGACAGAGGTGCTGAAACGATCTAGTGTAGCTGAATTCTGGACGTTAGTACCAGAGTGTGCTCCAGTCTCATCACCTTGTCCTTGAGTGTTACCAATGGCAACAATCCTGAACTGAGGATGGGGCTCAATCAACTTGTCCTTGCTGGTTCCTGGCATGTCCTTGAGGAATAGCTTGCCTTTGTCCTCTAGAAGCCATTGGAGGCCCATAGAGATCTCAGGAGGGGTAACATCCCATTCATCCCAGGCAAACACTGCTCCGTAGCGTACAGCTTCTGTAGCAGGGCCATCTAGCCATACCGTAGAACCATCCTTGGCCGTCAATTGACCAAAGATCATGGAGCTATCCATGTCCCCAGTGCAATTGATACGAATGAAAGGACGGCCAGTACGAGCACAAAGCTGCTCAACAAGAGATGATTTACCCGCACCTGTCGGACCATAGCACAACACCTTTTCTCCAAGCTCCCAAGCCATC